TGAATGTGGCGAAAGCAGAAAAAATTAGTTAGATGACATAAGGTGAAATAAAAACTATATTAAAATATAGTCCTAAGTGTTGCAATAATTGGTAATTAGCAGTTATAATATATTTATCTAGAAGATAGATAGATTGTAATTCAACGACTATCCTGAAGCACATGGGCATTAAAATAATATGTGTGTATAGACGTGAAATTCGTCAAAAGGAGTACGGCTCTAGTGAGTGGGTGAGAATCCCTTAAATGGAAATGGTGTACCCCTACATAGGGTGTGATATAGTCTATTCTCATATGAAAGTATGAGAGTGCTAATGGAAACGATTAGCACGTAATATTAAAGTGCGAATGATATTGTATCAGTTCAACCTCTTGACCGTAGGAATGGTCAAGTATTCTTCTTGAAATTCACTTATGGTAACAACAAAGGTGACATAAAAGCTGGTACTGATATGATTTCATCTCAACGTGGTTTCACTGGTGGTGATTTCAGTGGTGAGCATGTAAGTGGTGAGTCTTTGACTATCACAAGTGGTAATGTATCTCAAAAAGTATTGCATACTCCTATTAAACCTGGTACATTCCGTTTGACTTCTACTGATAAAATCGGTTCAGAGTTGATTGATGTTCCTGATGCTACTGGTAAAAAAGGTACTATCACTGATACAGCAAGTACTGGTTTAGGTGCTGGTACTGTTGATTATGTTACTGGTGAGATTACATTGACTGGTGTAACAGTTGCTCATTTGGAAGCTGATTTTGATTATGACCAAAATAGTTTCGATGCTCCTGTAGACCAAGTTGACGTGCGTGTAGTTTCTGAGCCTGTAGTTGCTCGTCCACGTAAATTAAAATCCGTATACATGTTTGACGTTGCATATGATTTGAAAATGTCATTCGGCTTAGATATGGATACAGTAATCCTTAAAGCCACTTCTGGTGAAATTGGTTACGAAATTGACAATGAGATTAACGTAGATAAAGCTATTATGTTGTTAGTAGCTTAAATAATACATAGTCTCCGTACATAGTGATATGTGCGAAAAATAATCTATTTAATTGCTGGAAGTTCCTAAAGCTAACTAAACTACAACGTAATCATGAAATAAGGGTAAGCGTGATAGTAGCGAAAGCAGAAAAAATTAGTTAGATGACATAAGGTGAAATAAAAGCTATAATATGGTATAATTATAGTCCTAAGTGTTGTAATAATGGATAATCAGCCGCTAAGTCCTTAATAGGGAAAAGTTCAACGACTATCCGAAAGCAACAAAAGTTGTGAGTAGATAATGAGAATTATCAAAAGGAGTACGGCTCTAGTGAGTGGGTGAGAATCCCTTAAATGGAAATGGTAGATGTGTACAAAAGATGGTTTAAAATTACATATAGAATGTCCTATATGTCATAAGAAATATAAGATGATAACAAATAATCATCTAGTTAAAAAACATAATATCACATTAGAAGAGTTTAGAAATACTTATAAAGGTTATCCTACAGAGAGTGAGTATTTACAAAAGGTTAGAGTGGATGTTGGATTAGCAATAGGTTCTAAAGAAAGTGTTAAATCTTTTAGAAGTGCTAAAGCTAAGAAACAGCATGAGAGTGGAAATCTTAATCCGTCTAAAACTTTAAATTATTTGTGGGAAAATAAAAGAGATTGGATGCGTGAGAGACAGCATATTGGTAATAGTACTGAAGCTGAGTTTAAACGTAAATCAGAAGTTTCTAGACGTTTATGGTCTTGTCCTGAGTGGGTTAATTCTCGTAGGGATAGGAATGTGAGATGTGAATTAAATGGTTATGTTTTATATGTTAGAAGTTCTTATGAAAAGGTAGCTTGTGAGTTCTTAGATTCTTTGGGTGTTAAGTTTGAGTATGAAACAAAAGTATTTAAGTATTATTATGATGGTAGATTTAGAAATTACATTGTTGATTTATATCTTCCTTTACATGATATTTATTTAGAGGTAAAACCTAAAGACCTAGAATCAGATGATAAAAACAAAGCTAAATTGCAGTCTGTAATTGATAGTGGTAATATAATTACTTATGTTGATGAAGATTGGATATGTTCTATAGATGATTTTAAGCATCGTTTAAGTAAGTACATAAAGATATAGTCTGCTCTATGGTGAAAGTCATAGAAGGGTATAATGGAAACGATTATACTCGTAACAAAAGGTATGCAAGATTTGTTAAAAATTGCTGGTAGCCAATCTACTTGGAATAAACTTCCTGAGTATAAAGGTCAAGACGTTAAAACACATGAAGCTACATTGTTTAATGCTATCAATGATGCGTCCAATACAATTCTTGGTAACACTAAACGCTATGAAGCTACATTTATTATCTGTGGTAAAAATGCCGCTACATACATTGAATCCTTGAATACAAATATCGGTCAAGTACGTGAAATCTTCAAACGTGTATCTACAAATGGTATCGTTGGTGGCCCACACTTGGTAGGTATCTTGGATGAAAAATATAAAGTATATAAAAATCCATACTACCCTGATAATGAAATCTTGGTAGGTGCTAAAGGTGAGATGTTTATAGAAGCGGGATACATCTACGCTCCTTACTTACCGCTTTTTGCGTCCCAGTTATTGGTTGATGCAGACTTCCGTGCCAGCCGCGGATTTTGCACAATTTATGCAAAAAAAGCAGTAAATAAATACATGTACCATCGTTTGACTTTGGTAGATAATAAGCAAGTAGCCGCTAACTAATTGATAGTTAAGCTATAAGTCATCAGTAAACATGACTGTATATAAATACAAAACTAAATAATATATCCATTCAAAGAGGTGTAGTTAATTCTACACCTCTTTTCTTTTTTTGTTGATTTTGATTAGCGAATAGTATATAATTTAATTACAGCATAGTATTTTATATTAGGGGTGATTAAATTATGGAAAAGATTGTAGCTAGAGATGGAGTGTTGTGTAACATTCCTAGTGGTAAGACTTGTAATTTGGTTGTGTTATTCTCTGGTGGTTTTGATTCAACTGCATTACTGAATATGGCAGTTAATACTAAAAAGAAGTATGATAACATAAAAACTGTGTATGCATTGTATGTTAAGAGTAACCTATTAGATAAAGGAAAAGTGGCATTAGAGAATAGACATGTAAAAAAGTTTATTTCTCATATTAATCGAGATGAAGAATTAGTTAAGTTAGTTACTTTTAAGAGTTCATTCAGTGATTTAGAAGAATATTCCTACAGTGAGAATTCTTATGATTTAATATTTATTAATGCTATTAATTCAGTAGTACCTATGATAGGTGGTGTTGATATGAATATAGTATTAAATGGCTCTTTAGATAGGGATTCTAGGACATATCATTTACCATACTATAAGAAATTGGTAGATGACTTTAATGTGGAATATAGAGGTGTTGATATATGTATGATGTTTCCTTTTATACAGTTGGATAAACCTAGAATTCTAGACTATTTAATCAACAATAATTTATATCAATATTGTACTTGTTGTGAGAGTCCTAGTAGTGGTGAATTTTGTAATAGCTGTAAAGGTCATTTAGAAGCTTTATTTGGGTTATTATTAGCATATAAGTTATATGGTGATATTGAGTATAACGAAAGTAATGTAGATTTTGTTGAAGAAGAGATAAATAGGATGTTGGGAGTTGACATTTGATGAGTGATAAACCAAATTTACAAGGTGGTAAAGGGAAAAGAACATATAATAATGGTGTTATAGCTAAAAGGTACTATGAGGGTGAGCAACCTGAAGGGTTTGTTTTAGGGATGTTACCTCGTACTGAAGAGCAAAAGGCTGAAAGTAATGCTAAAAGGGTTAAGACTACAATCGAAAAGTATGGTGTTACTAATGTTGCTCAGTCTAAGGATGTGTACGATAGAATTATAGAGACAAATCTTAAAAAGTATGGTGTTGAACATCATCAAAGTCTTGAATCTCAAAAAGAAAAAGTAAAGAAAACCAATTTAGAGAGATATGGTACTACTAATGGTAAGGTGTTAAAACCAAAAGCAGATAAACCAAAAAGAGAGAAAAAAGTAAAAGTCAGTAGGACTGAGGGTGTAGGTAAAGTTAGTCTTAGTGGTAGAGGTACATTCTATAATAATGGTGTTATCAATAGAAAATTCATTGATGGTGATGCTATACCTGATGGGTTTGTAAAAGGTAAGTTAATGTCTGATGAAGAGAAGCTACGACAGTTATCTAAACGTAAGAAAACTATGTTAGAGAGGTATGGTGTAGACAACCCATTTAAGTCTAAAGAGATATATGAAAAAGTAAAGAAAACAAATTTAGAGAGATATGGTAATACTTGTTCTGCACAATCTAATATAGTCAGACCTAAGATTAGTAAATCAATGCTAGATAGGTATGGTGTTGAGTATTCTTTTCAAGCTGAAGTAATTAAAGAGAAGATTAAGGCTACAAATTTAGAACGATATGGTGTAGATAACCCATCTAAATCAGATATTATTAAGAATAGGATTGTTGAGTCTAATCGTAAGAATTTAGGTGTAGATTACCCTATGCAGTCAAAAGAAGTAATGGATAAGTCTAGGATAACTTCTTTAGAGAAGTATGGGACAGAATATCCCAATCAGTCTGATATTGTCAAACAGCATATAATTGATAGTAATCTTGAAAAATATGGTGTTGAGCGTCCAGCACAGTCGGATGAAATAAAACGTAAGACGATTGAGACGAATAGGAAACGCTATGGGGTTGACTATACTTGTTTAGTTTTTAGTGGTAAATATAAAGGTAATGATAGTAGTTATAATAGGTCTTTTGCTAAACTTCTAGATGACGTTGGTATTGTTTATGAGCGTGAGTTTTTATTAGAAAAATATTCCTATGATTTTAAAGTAGGTAACACTTTAATAGAAATAAATCCTACAGCTACACATAATACACATTTCAATCCTTATGGCAAGAATAGGATTGATGTTAATTATCATAGAGATAAATCTAAGTTAGCTAAGGATAGTGGTTATCATGTAATACATGTATTTGATTGGGATGATACAGATAAAGTTGTACAACTACTGAAGGATAGGGTTACTGTATATGCACGTAATTGCGATATTAGAGTAGTTAGTGATGTAGATACAAATAACTATTTAGATATGTATCATTTACAGAGTACTTGTAGGGGACAGAAAATTCGTTTAGGGTTATATTATAATAATCAGTTAGTATCATTAATGACATTCGGTAAATCACGTTTCAATAAAAATTGTGAGTATGAGTTGTTACGTTATTGTTCACATTACAACGTAGTAGGTGGTGCTGAGAAGTTATTTAAACATTTCATTAATGAATATAAACCTAGTAGTATTGTTTCGTATTGTGATACTTCTAAATTTAGTGGTAAAGTATATGATGCTTTGGGATTTACATATGTTAAAACTAATTCACCTAGAAAACATTGGTATAGTACTAAAGAAAAACGTCATATTACAGATGGTTTATTGTTGAATCAAGGGTATGATAGATTATTTAAAGAGAATCATGGTAAGGGTACTTCTAATGAAGAGTTAATTTTAGTTAGGGGATATTTACCTGTGTATGATTGTGGACAAGCTACTTATATTTGGATAAGTGATAAAAACGTAGAATAAATTTAATGTTACTATATATAGTAGTGGATATATTAAATTTAGAGTTTGTAAAATAACAGAGTGGGTATATTAATTTAGTTTTTGTAGATTGGTATATGTTTACTGAGGATGTATGGGAAGAATTCTATGTAAGTATTCCTATATATCCTTTATTTTACATACATTTAGATGAAGAATGGGAGATATAATGGGATTAGAGTTAAAAAATACAACTAAAAACACAATCCGTATTCCTGATTATAATTATAATGGCACTTTAGTTTTTGCTCCTGAGGAGGCAAAACCTTTGGATAGCATTGATAAAGTTGGTTTTTTTAGACCATATGCTAGGGCTGGTATTATCGTTCAAAATTCTGAGGAACTTGGTTTATCTCAACGTACTTTGGACGACATCAACAAAGCTAAAGAAGATTTAAAAGGTCATGTATCTAAAGTGGCTGATAGTGTGGTAGAAGGTGTTAAAGCTGTTTCTACTAAAACACAAGATGCTGTTAAATCAGTGTCTGATAATGCAGGTAAGATTGCTAGTGACGTTGTAGAAGATACTGTGAATGATGTTACTGAGAAAGTAGAAAAGGTAAAAAAACTCACAGCTGATTTTCTTGATACATTAACACTTAAAGAGTTAAAAGCTACAGCAAAAGAAGTTGGTGTAGATGCTGATAGTGTTAATAAAAAAGCAGATGTTAAAGAAATGATTTTATCTGCTCAAAACAAAAAATAACATTTTGAAAGGTGAGTAGTCATGAGTAGGATTGATGATAATTTACTTGTAGATAGTAGTTCATTTAGCAATGACTACATGGAATCACTTTCAAAAGAGAGACGAGATATCATAGAGGATTGCATGGTGGCTTTAGGTTATCCTGTAATCACTCTATATATCACTCAACGTCAAATAGATAGGTTAATAGATTTTTCTACTAGGAGATGTGAGAGTAAAGTATCATTACCTTATTTAGCGACATTCAATGTTGCTAATGGTGTAGTTGATGTTACAGGGTATGATATGGAAGCTGTTAGGCAGATATATAATGGTGTTGGTAGTGGTGCTAGTAACAGTAATGCTGAGTTGGTTGCAAATCCTGATAGAGATGGTGGTGGATGTAACCTAAGTCTTAGTGGGTGTGATATTTGTAATCAACTGTGTCAGTATCGTGGTATGCAAGCATTAGGTAATGGTGGAGACCTTAAAGGTATTTACAACTATGTTGCCTTTTCTGGTACTATGTCAGAGATGAATATGTTGATGACAAATGATTGGTACTTAGACCCTACAGATAATAAGTTATATATTGATGGTTTCAGTGGACTTGTAACAGTAGAGTATGTTAAGTCTAGTAATACTTTTGAAGATATAGCTAAGAACTCATTTTGGAGACAGTGGATTCGTGATTATACACTTGCTATGGTAAAAATCACTGAGGGACGTATACGTTCTAAGTATAAGATTAGTAGTGGTGTATTTGAGATTGAATCTGATGAGTTGATAAATGAGGGTAATACAGATAAACAGGAGCTAGAGCAACGATTGGAAGATGGTGGTTTTGGCTATTGGAATATCATGAGAGGTTAATATCTTATATAGATAGAAAGGTTAATATTAATGAGATTTACAAATTCTCCTTATGGGGATGATACTCCTACATTATTAGGTGGTGTTGGTGGTGGTCAACCAGTTAGGTGGTTGTACTCCGAATTTGGGCATTTCCTTAACGTGTGGGGAAAGAATAATAATGTTAATGTTACTTTCAATTTAAAATCTAAAGACGATATCGATAGTAAGTTAGATGCATTACGTAGTTACGTGCGTAATGGTTTATTGGCTAAAGATGACCTAAGTGAGTTGGAAGAGAGGTTACGTACATATAGTAATCTTGTTAGTGGTGGTAATGGTAGTCATACTCATTCTGCGATTGTTTCTGAGGCTCATGCTAAGGGTAAAAAGTATACTGCTTATAAAGATGGTAAGTTAGTAGAGAAAGTTGGTAGGGGTGAACGTAAACACGTTACATCTGCACAGCTTAAAGCTTTGGCTGAAGCACGTAAAAAAGCACATACTGATGAAGCATGTACTAAACGTAGAAAATCTATTCAAGCTAGGAGAGATGCTAAGACTTTAGGTTTATAATAGTATAGCATTATACATAATAATAGTT